GAAATGATCAATGGTATTAAACAAATTATTACAAATTGTGTATCAGAAGAAATCAATGTAGATAATCTTCCTGTTTTCGATTTAGAATATATTTTCCTCAATCTAAGAACCAAATCCATTGGCGCCGAAAGCGTAGTAGGATTAAGTTGTCCAGATTGTAATACCAACAACCAAACCTCTATTGATTTAGAAGAAATAACTATAGAAAAATCTGAAGATCATAGCAATGAAATAAAACTGACAGATACAATTGGTATCTCTATGAAATACCCCACAGTAAATATTTTAAAAAGTATCAACCCAAGCGGAGATATGAATGTTGAAGATACAATGAATATGATCCAAGATTGTGTGGATTTTATCTGGAATGGCGATGATACACATGATATGGCAGATTATAACAAAGATGAAAAAGAAGAATTTTTTGAAGGATTGACTCAAAGGCAATTTGCCGACATACAAACATTCTTTGAAACTATGCCTAAACTCTCACATAATGTAGACTACAATTGTAGAAGCTGTGATTATAATGATACAGTAAAGGTAGAAGGGCTACAAAATTTTTTCGGATAGCGTTGGGTCATGATAGTTTAAGTAATATGTATGTTACTAATTTCTCCATGATTCAACACCATAAATATAGCTTGAGTGAGATAGAAAGTATGATGCCATTTGAAAGAGAAATCTATATTGGCTTATTAAAAGATTATATAGAAAAAGAAAATGAAAGAATTCGCAAAGAAAATGCACGACTAAAATCCAAAAGGTAATTAAATGGCTGAAGAAAAAGATTTAGAATCAAAATTAATATTACAGAGAAAAATAGATGATCTCAATGATAAACTGTTTGAACATTACGAAAAATTGTCTGAAAAGGAAATAGATGCGCTTGAATCGCAATTAGAACAACTCATTGAACAATCACAATTACTAGATAATGTTGAAAAAAGTCAAGAAAAATTATCTGAAAAATCAGAGCAACTATTGAATGAAAGAGAAGGTGCACTTCAAGAAGAATTAAATCTACAAGAACAAATAGAAAACTTATATAAAGAATACGAAGAAACATATGAAAGTTTATCAGAAACAGAATTAGAACATCTTGAAAATCAAATACTCCAAGCTGAAGAACTACAAAAAAGTAGATCAAAATTAGAAAAAGAAATAAACAATCCCCTAAACGGATTATCTGGTCTATTTGCAAATATAGGACAGGGATTAACTGGCGGACTAAAAGGACTAGCTACCACAGCTTCTGAATCATTTAAAGAATCTGGATTTGGTAAAACTATTAATTTAGGAGCAAAACTATTTGGCAAAAGTGAAACCCTTGGCGATGAAAAAATGATTGGTGGCATCCGTGAAATGTTCACCCATCCAGATGTACTAAAACAAAAGAAAAAAGAAGCAGAAATTGCAAAAGAAGCATTAGTCGAAGGTATGACTGATACAGAAAAGGAAGAATTTGAAAGAAAAGAAGAATTAGGCGCATCAGGAAATCTAGTAGAAGGATTAATAGGAAATGTAGGTAAATTTCTTACTCTCGGTAAATTAGATATTCAAGCTGAAACAGCTAAAACAATTGCATCAGAATTGATTGATAGTGAAAAAGAAGAATCAGAAGATGACGAAAAAACAACAGAAGAAGATCAAGAAAGCAATGAAGAAGTAATAGAAGGTATAACAGATTCTAATGATAAATTAGCCAGTATTGACAGTGCACTCCACATCAGCCCGCCCTATCTGGAAGCAATAAGAGATACATTAATCTTTATAAAAAGTGATATATCTGCTATAAAAGATATATTTGTTACAGAAGAAAGAAAAGAAAGTGCAGGTAAAAAAGAAAGAGCAGCTGAAGAACAACAACGACATGATGAACTAGTTACTGCTCAAGAAGGCACATCTATACCAGAAGAAGATAAAGAAATAGAAGTTAAAAGTCCAGGCTTCCTAGAAAAAATAGGTCAAGGATTAGGTGGTGGACTAAAAGGTATTGTAACAGGAATATTTGATACTATCAAAGCTTTTGTAGATGGAATAAGCGGAGTTCTAAAATCAGCACTCAATCTCATTAAAACATTTGTTGATGGTGTTGGTAGTATTATACAAAAAATAGCTAAAATTATCACCAATACATTTATTACTCTGATGAAAGGATTGGGTAAAGGCATTGCTGCTTTATTCAAAGCACTAGGTAAAATAGATCCTTATTCACTAGGAATAGGTGCTTTGGCATTAGGTGCTGTGACTATTGCCCTCATTGGTATGGCCACTGCATTAAGAATAGCCACTCCAGCTCTTCAAGTATTTGCAAATTTGATCATAAGTGTTCTAGGAAAAATAGTAGATTTCGGAGTAAAAGTTCTTGTACCTGTAATCCAAACAATAGGAAACACAATACTAGGATTAATAAATGGATTAGTATCATTCGTATCTACTGTAGGAAATTTAGTAATCACTGGCATCCAGACTATCACTGCTTCTATTGTAGAATTAGCTAACATACCATTCCAAAATCTATTAGGTTTAGCTGCAGGATTTGTCACACTAGGCATTTCATTAGCAGCATTTGGTATCACTAGTGCAATTGCAATACCATCTCTTTTAGCTTTAGGTGCAGCTGCGTTAGGATTATCAAAACTACTAGACCATGAACCTGAAAAGATAAGAAACCTAGCAGATGGATTTTTAATATTAGGTAAATCTGTCAAAGGATTCGCCAAAGATGCTAAAGCTCTTGGTGGTGTAGTACTATCCATGGCTGCTCTAAGTGCAATACCATTCGCAGGAAAACTAATAGATCTAGCCATAGCTAAAACTGAATCATTGAATGTAGCTAGTACTGAACGAGAAGGAATATATAATACATCAGATCAAAATCAACAATTAAAAGATTCAAGAGCTGCTGATCAATCCTCTATGAATCAAAATAACGTAATTAGCAATACCACTATTGCTAATTCCAATCAAAGTAACTTTATCAAACCACAAATAAGAGATGAATCTCTACATTGGTCGATGGCTAATAACCTAGTCCAAACTATATAACAAAAAAAAGGGCTCTCAATTGAGAGCCCCTTCTCTTACAAACTAAAATTAAATCTTAATATTCTTCGTTAGCTAACTTCTGAAAATAAGAAAGTGTTTCAGTAGATTCTCCTGCAGCCTGTGCTGGAATTTCAGGTTCCTCAGTTTCAGTAAATGGTGTAGACGTATCTTCAGCATCATCAATACCAATACCCAATACTCGATTGAGCTTGGCTTTCAATTCACCATAACTTTTAAACTTATCAGCTGCTAGGAAATCATTCAATAGATATTGCTTCTCCCATACTGATTGAAGTTCTTCATCACTTCCAGCTAAAGGTGCAATTGGATCAAACTCAGATTTATCATAATTGACATATCCTTCAACCATCCTAACTTTGATTTTAAAATTAGCGCCTTCCCAAAAATCAAAAGGATTAACAGGTGATTCATCTTCAAATTCTGGATTCATCACATCATTAATCTTATCAAAGATTTTTTTACCATACCGAAAGATTCTAACTTCACCTTCATTTTCAGGATTAGCTGGATCTTTGATAACTAAAATATTACTATAGTAATTCAAGCGCCGCTTTTGTTTACGTGCTTGATCTTTTCCAGTTTGTGTACCATTGTTCCACAATGATGTATTGTATTCTGAAACTGGATCATTTTGTTGTAGGGTTGTCAATGAATTTTCAATGTACCAGCCACCTGGCCCTTGAAATCCATGATCCCATACTCGTACCCAAGGTAAATCTTCACCTTCACTCGGAGGTAAAAATCGAATAACTGAATATCCATTACCAGATTTATCACGTTCACATTTCCAAATGCGATCATCAACAAAACTGGTGACAGTTTGTGTTTTTTCTAATTCAGTTGTTAAATTGGCGAGTTGAGATTGGCGATTCTGCTTCATTTGTGCAAAACTAGACATATGTATCCTCTTATTCTTTATATTGCTGCTTGTAGTTGCTGCTTATTCATTACTACTGTATTGCGTAGTATATTACGATATTTACTTTCATCAACTTGAAGAAATTTTGAATATTTCCTACAAGTCAAGCTTGTTTGTGGCCATCGACGTGTTTCTTTTATATCTGCGTCAAATTGTGAAATAAAGTCTAACAATTTATCCATTATAACAAACGTTTCAATAGATATATCATCAATCCTTTGTAAATCAAACAATTTTGGCCAACCAGATCCATTAACAGAAAATAAACTATCAAAATTATCAGTCACTTCATTCAGTGATTTGATATCATTTTCAAACGTGTAGGACATTCTCTGTATGCGTTTTTTCCATTCTTTGTATGTATCATCTGCATCATCTCCGTACAATTTATTAAATTGTGATTCGGAAACAAAATGTGAAACAAACAAACCCAATAATTCGCTTGAACGATACTTTCTACTCAATCGTTCAAAAAAATGACAATCTTGCCTTTTATTGAACGTAATCTCTTTACATCTAACTCCACCTGTTCCTTTAGTCATATCAAAATGTTCACTTGTAAAATGTAATTTTACAGCCAAATAAACTTTATATACTTCAAATGCTGTCATATTGGCAATTCAACTGTATTATCTACAATAAAATTAAGCTTTTTAGCCTCAGTTTCAAGTTTATCCTTTAACTGTCTATTAACTAACTTTGGAATAATAGACATGTCTATTTCTTTCTCTTTACAATATTCTAAAACCGCTTCTATATAACTAGATTGGTTTTTAAAAACTATATTCTCAATTTCTAGTGAAAAGGATTTAGGAGTATGAGCGTTAGTCAATTCCAAAAAGTCCTTTTCAGTTATCCCATTTTTCATTATACTCTATTATACCATATCCAGCTAGCGTTTGTCAAGGCTATTTTTAACCCTGTAACAATTGTAGTACGTTAGCAGATAATTGTTGCGCTTGAGCCATCAATGCAATTGCTGTTTGTTGTTCAATTCGATAACTAGTCAACTTAGCCATCTCTGATGCTTCATCAAAATCATTAATGGTAGCAATAGATTCTTCATTAATTCCAATCATACGTTCCATATGAGCAATTGTAAAATCAAACCTTTCTATCTTAGCTATCTGATTAGATCGCTCGCCTTCCAAAGTGACAAGGGCGGCTTCCAATCGTGTCACTGCATCTTGTGCATCAGATACAGTGTCTAATTTAGATGCTACAACTATATTACCCTGACCATCAGTATATCCACCAATCTGCAACCCTTCTAATGTTAAATTTCCCAATTCAACACTAACTGTTTGATCACTATTAACACCATCGATGATAAAACTCTTGGTTCCAAAAGTACCATCGATCAATTCTGTTCCGTCATACTCAGTATTCTTGGCAACATAATCAATCTCTTTAGCTAATTCATTGTATTCATCCATCAACGACTGTCGTTGTGATGATGTCAATTCATCATTCTGAGCTTCGGCTGCGACCTCTTTCATTTTAACAACAACAGATGTAATACTATCAGATCCTGCCAGTGCTGATTCCAACAAATCCTGATTCTGTTTAACAACTTTATGTGCTGTTTGTAAAGTATGGATAGTATTATTGATTCTGCCCACCCTAATCTTATCAGCTGAACCAATATCAGATATTCCAGATGCCAGCCTAGACATAGTTTCCTCAACCATTCTAGTTGCTTCTTGATACCTACCCAAAGTCTGTGCGGTTATACCACTTAACATACAATTTACCTCTTTCATTTCCTATACTTACGTTTATTCAAATTATTATCTGACTTAACAGATTTAGAAACATTCTTAACTATCTTCCGATCAGTTTTTAGCTTTTGCTTAATTATTTCTTGATAATTTACATATATCCTTTCAGCTCCAATAATCATAATCAAACACTCTTATGCTTTGACATCCAAGTTACTGCCCCATTTTCTTGGCGCCATAACATTGTTATTCTGTCTTACTTGTACATTGATCATATGTTTTTCCCTTTCATGAGTTGATAACTCAGTTTTCACACTCAATCTCTCGGCTTGTTTTGCAGCCTGTACTTCTAAGTAAGCTCTATAGTAGTCTACTGCATCCATGCCTTTTACGCCATAAGTGTTTATCATTATTCCCCCTTCTCAATATACTCTGTGATTACTATTTTTATGGCTTCAGAAATCCACTGAGAAATAATATTTGGATCACTAGTTTCCAAATGCGCAACAATCTTATCATATAAATCATTATCTAAATCAATATCGACTGATACCATTTCTTCTTCTATTGCAATCCTACTACTAATATATTTTGCAAGCTCGTAACTAGAACCTGTCATATATTCTTCAAATGTTAGTAACAATACTTTCCCATGATTTCAAATCATCCCAAATACCAACAGGATAATTGAAACTATATTTTTCAGCTATCTGCTTACCAAAATTAGTAGATGGAACTTCAACACCTTCAAAAACAAATGGTGTATTTAATTTTTTGACATGTTGACTATAAGCTTGTGAAATCTTACCTAAGCTTATTCCTGATCCGATACCAAACGTGTTACCACTCTTTTCTAAAATTTGAATTTCATCACCAAACAATTCTTGTATACGAATTACAGAACCATCCTGCTTCCATTTCTTAGTAAGAAATTTGCACTTGCTGAAGAAATCTTTAGTGGACATAGTATCAGGTCTAACTGCAAGATATGAACGTTCAACTACATCAACCAATTTATTAGCTGGGCATTGATCGTAAGGAACATTCTCAATTGAACACTCACGCCAATGCCCGACTAATTGATACACACCCATTTCTTGACGATTAAACCAACCCCTCAAATCACGATTTCTTGCAATATTTTCTTTCTTATCAAATTCACCCCGATAAGCAGTAATAATAATGAAATCTTCTTGATCTACTTTAACTTTCTGAATAATCCTAGCCAATCCAGCTTCAGTAATTGCATTATTATTATCACTGTCAGGGCCCCAATCATCATAAGTTAAAATATTTGAATCATATTGATATTGTTTAAACGTTTTCATTTAACTCCCTCTAATAATCAACACTGAAGATGGTGTTGATGATTTTTAACATAATATTTTCGATCTTTACTTTCCATATGATCTGCGATTTCTTCAAGTAAAGCATCAGTTTTCATATGCGGAAATCGATCCAAAATAGAAGCTATAAATTCATCGATATCATCTCCACATTCCCATCCAAACTCAGTAGACATATGAATATAAGCCATAAATTCTGACAAACCACAATCAACTTTCTTTAGTTGTTCCTCTATAAATTCTTTTCTTGAATCTTTTTCATCTAAAAATACTGGCATGATTTTCTCCTTTTATGTTTCGTAAACTTCTACTTTATCAGCATCTTTTTCTTCTATGAATAAATGCCGTAATGACTTACGTTGACGTTCTTTCCTACGCTCCTCTGCATCGTAATAATCTGAACCATCATAAATAAATTGTAATTCATGATGCTCAAAAAACTCATACATCCTAGATGGATGCGTACCAAATCCCATCCATGTCATAACATCAATACCAAATCCTAATTGGATATTAGTAATACGAGAGCACAAACCCAACAGTGTTCCACTTTGGCCATGGAATACTCCACCACCTGAATTCCCAAATATAGATGGAGCATTATACATAATATAGGATTTCTGATCGATCATTTCTCGTAGATATGTCAATTCACCCTTATTAGAAAAAGGATCATGTAACAAGCTACATCCACTTGTCCATACTTCATCAAATAATTGCAAATCATCAATATCATCTTTCGGGTAGATTGACGCAACATGATCTTGTGGCCTGCTATTGTGTAATTTGACAGCTGCCAAATCATGTCCTTTATCATAAGCTATAATTTCTGCCTGTGAACTATTAGCTGAAGATATTTTAGAACCATCATAATCAAAAACCTCATTGGAAACTTCTTCTTTAATATCCTTTTTTATCTCTCTTTTCAATAGCGAATCCCATTCATCCCTCACAGAAATCGCACCATCAATAACATGTTGACATGTCAATATGATATTAATATATTTTCCTTCTTCTTTTGGATCTGGTTCACTATATACCAAAACACCCGAACCACCAGCTTTTCCAGCCTTTACTCTAGTCACTGGATATAAAATCTTTTCATGTAAATCTTTTTGATTCATACTTTATCTCCTTTGTAAATTGACCACATGATAATACATAAAAGGGTCATTATCAACCCTGATACATAATTAAAACACAACCAAAATGCATTCAAATCTTTCATTAAGACATATCCCAATCCACAATAATAACCTATGCCATTAATAATCAACATCATCAAACTAACATCAGCTGAACTCTTTCGATTAATCATTTTTATTATCTGTGGAATATAAGCCACACTAAATGACACCGAAAGTACAATACCGAATATATTTTCCATATTTTTAAATCGCGCCGGCCACTTGTATCTTATAGGACGGCCGGCTATCCTTCATCACATCAGCTTGGTATCACCAAGGGAATGTGATTTAAAATGGTCAATTTCTGTTGACAGGTATTGACCAAACCCCGGCTTGCTATCTCTTTTAAGCAGCCATTTTTAATTGGTTGTTGCCAATTGTTTGTTTGCAACTTTCTGGCTGTTGCCACCACAGGTAATCTTGTCCTCATCATTGTCATATCCTGTCGAATTCCAATTACAGCCCCATAATGGTGGAGCTGGCCGGAGTCGAACCGGCGTCCAAAATACCAACAACTCAAACTCAAGCGATTACAAGTCCATATGAGTATTAAGTTTTTCATCCGAAGTAGTAATCTTCAATCCACTACTATCATTTTCTAATACATCTAATTTGATATCATATCCTGATGAATAGACATCACTTGATTTTGGCTTCAACTTTTCAATAAGAGAATCCAACAATTTCACTGTTTCATCATAAGTCGGAGTCACAACTTCAAGCTCAAGCTTAGGATTCAACATATCAACTCTTGCCTTAAACATATATACCTTTTTCCCTTTTCCTATATTATACCATATTCAGCTAGCGTTTGTCAAGGCTAATTTCAATCTTTTTAAAATTTCTTTTAAAACACGATTGCGTGATGCTATATATCGTGCCATTTGATCATCATTTTTCTCTTTATTTTTCATCAGTGTCACCAAATTTTATCACACCATTATCATAAGTATCAAGATTTCCTGCCTTACTTCTAGCCATTTGCTTCTGACTATCAGACATATTATTCTTCCAAACATTCTTCGCCTTGCGAATCCGTTTTTTCCTGTTCTTGACACTCCGATTCTTCATCTTCATATCCCTCCATTTCTGAATCACACCATCCTATTGGATCACGCATATATTGAGATCTTTTTCTGGCTCTTCTTTTAGCTTTCAATTGTTTCCTTTCTTCATCTGTTTCTTCTTCATGCAAAATATTTTGTTCTTTAATCAATTCTTGCGCAACAGAAGTAACTCTACCAAATTTCAATAACAAAGCAAATACGCCAGCTGCTCCTGCACCGCCTACGCCCATCATAACTTCTTCGCCTATACCTTCAAACTCACTCAATATTGGAAGCAACAAAGTTATAGTAGAACCGACTCCTGCATATTTGTGCCATGCCCCTTTATGAGTTTCTTCGACTCTTTCCTCCATTCGCTCAGAAGACTGTGCACGATCAGCTGACATACAATTACAATTATATAGGCAGTTCTATAAATCTTTTATATATATCTATAACATCCATCAGTTGTTTATCCCAATTATCCCTATGTTCCACAAAAACAATAGGATCATCACAGTGAACAGCCATAATGATGACTATTTGAGTTATAGGAATATTTGTTCTTTCTTCCCACATTATTGCATAAGCACAAGATTGTAAAAAATAATCAGTGATCCATTCTTTCTTCTTGATTTTACTAGAAGTTTTGAAATCAATTACTGACAACTCCCCATCGTATTCAGCAATACAATCAACTCTACCAGCTAAACCTAAATGCTCTGAAAAAAGAGGAACTTCCAATGCATTAATATTATCTATTCTTTCTAATATAGGCAATAGAGTATTGAACATATCTGCGCCTGCTAATTCATCCAATTCTACTTTTTCATTTCGCAAATGCTGCTCTATCATACCATGTACTTTCGTACCTTGTGTAGATGCACGTCTAGTTATAGAAGCAGCTTTCTCTTGGCCAACTCTTTTTCTCCAATTGGCCAGCCCCTTCATCTTCCCTGGCTGTTTAGATAAAACAGATGTGATAGATGGCATCTTCTCGATATCACCAAATTGATAATATCGCATACCATCTTCACTAGTTACAGTAGGCTCTAAAAATTGTAATCCGTCTATATGATTAAACATCTAAATTAAAACATCTCCTAATCCAACCCCGAATAAATTTAACTTGACTAGTTCTTTTAGTGTATTTAGCACCATCAAAAACCAAGTTCCAATAAAATCCAGAACGTTCTACTTTCAATTCCCAATCTTTAAGATTAGCTGCAGCTTTGATTGTATTAGGGCCAATGCCACCATCAACTGCGATTTGATTCTCTGGTTTACGCTTATTGTTACATGCCTGTTGCAAGATCTTAACTGCACCACCCTGACCATGATTGACTACCATGTCAAAATAAGTTTCACGAATTTCTTCAGGTAACTTTTCAGATCTACTAGGTTTCCAATATTTTTCAAAATAAATTTCTTTTGCCATTTCTTCTGACATTTCTTTTATTTCATTTTTATCACATTCATACCCTACATGATTTTCATAGACCTTTTGCGTCACGCCCCAATTAGTGGCACCACCCCTATCGGCTGGATCATCAACGTACCCACCTTCATGATCTAAAACAACTTCTATAATTTCATCAAATGTCAAATTGGCCATAATTCCTCCTAAAAATACCTCGACTTCATATCACTGCCAGGCATATTACTGTTAATATCTTTCATCTTATCAATTACATCAGACTGCGGACGTTTGATACCTAGCCTGACACTATCACCCATACCAGGCTTTCCAATCATTAATATAATTGCTTTTTCATCACATACACTACATTCTAATTCAGTTGGTTCTAGCCTTTTAGCAATAGGTAACGTCTGATCTAAATATAATTCACCACATTTTTTGCATTTATAATCATACGTAGGCATTATTCTATTCCAAATTCTGTATCATCCAAATCTTCTGTTTTAATATTCATATCCAATACTCGTTCTTCTTCTTCATCGTCATCATCATCGCCCAATTCTATATCAACATCTCTGCCTGTTAATGCTTCAACAATTTCTTCAATAACAGCTTCAGTTACTTCTTCAATAATATCATCAACCAAATTACTTTCTTTGATTTTGTCGATAATCATCTCAATCAGTTCACTGCCTTCATCTAAAAACTGAGCCATAATTTTTTCAATAATATTATCTACTAAATTTCCCAATCCTAATTTCTTCTTCAAACCCAATCTTGCCATAATTTTACCCTTTCTATGTCCTAAAACGTCTACCCATTTCTCTGCGGTGCCATATGGCACCTTCTTCACTATACTCTACTCGACACTTACAAACGTCTATCCACTGCGAAGCTTCTTTTTTACTTCCCATAGCTGTCACTAATTTCTTCTCGCCTTTATTTTCTCTGATAGTCCACAATTTTCTACCTGACCCAATTTTTTCATGGCATATCTTATATTCAGGCAGAGGATCATCATCCCCGATTGAAAATAGTTTCATTTCTTTTTTTCTCCTTTAAGTGTGCCATCATAGCAATGAGGGCATATATTAATATCATCTTTTAAAAAATGATGTACTGTTTTGACTACTTCTTCTAAAGAAACATTATATCCTTTTCTATTAACACTATCATATACATTCTGAACATACCAACCAAAAGGCATATTCCTAAAAATTCCTTGATATGTTATTAAACATTTATGTATAACTTGCTGACTACTAACATAGTTTGAATGGTGCCTAACATTATCATTTAACAATGTGATTAAAGTCCGTACCTTCCCTTATGTGCATTGAAATTTTGTAATATTTCTGCCGGTGTCAATCCTCTAGTATAAATTTTAGCTCCAGCAATATCACCATCCCAAGAATAAGACGCAGAGGCCGCGCTAGAACCGTGTATTGTACCTAATGCCCAATGGCCATTTATTGCAATACCCCAACCTGTCCAGCTGTTAGTGGCCATCACAGCCCCATTAATATACAAATCATAAGATACACTTCCCCAAGTTACAACCATTTGGCGCCAAACGCCATCATTCATAGCTCCAGTTGTATAAAGATAATAACTTGTGGGCGCAGGAGTTCTTGCCCAAACACCCATTCTTCTCGTACCACTAGGCTCCAGAAAAATTGCAAAATCACTAGTACCACCTGTTGAGTTTTGATGGCCCAACAGATAAGAAGTCAGACTACCTGTGTATGAAGTTTTAAACCAAACTTCAATAGTTCCATCACTTCCATGTGTCAGTGTATTAGGAAAAGCAATATAATCAGGAGTGGTTCTATCAAATCCAAAATAAAATCTTCTAGGGGCGAAACTTCTGTGATACCTTACTATGACTATTCCTGAACCACCAGCACCACCACTTCCAGTATTCCAAGAACCACCACCGCCACCACTTCCAGTATTCGCACCGCCTGCACCACCTGCATAACTTGAAAAAGCGGCACCATTATTAATCCCACCTGTTCCACCATCACCACCACCAGTAGCGGGTGTTTCACCACCACCTGCGTTGTTTGAAGCACCACCACCGCCACCTAATCCGCCGTCACCACCATAATAACCAGTGTATCCTGACCCACCACCACCAGCAGCCCAATAATAATTATTTCCATCTATATTGATTTGAATACCTGCTCCACCTTCACCACCATCCGTATTATTACTATTTTCATCAGCACCAGCAGCTCCTGCACCACCACCACCACGTGCAGATGTTGGACTGCCTGATCGTGTAGCTGTTTGATCCCCACCGTCATTACCATACGTTGTGCCTGGATTACCACCCAATGCACCTTTAGTAGATGTACCGCCATAACTCAGCTGAGTGTCATTAGAACCAGCACCTCCGCCACTACCACCACCATTGCCAGAATCAGTTGGATATTGACCCCCCGAACCACCACCATAAGCTGTAGAACTAAATGCAGCAGAATTTGAACCATCACTATGAGATGATCCACCAGTACCACCAGCCCCAACAACCATTGAATGAGTTCCAGCAGCAACAGATAATCCTTGCAAATGCACAACACCACCCCCACCTCCGCCTCCGCCAAGGGCGTATCCACCACTTCCACCACCACCAACAATTAAAACATCAGCAGTTAAAGCGACATCAGTGACAAAATTTGTAGAGCCAGTGCTGGTAAAAGTATGAATTATGTATTCTCCATCATTAGTTATTGTACCACCAGTAACAGAATTTTTAGTATTTTCACTGCTAAGGGTTGCACCAGAAATTGTTCCATCATTACCTTCACCACTCAAATCAGTCCAAGTAGTACCAGTTTGAGGATAGCTTTCCTTATTAGCTGCATCTACATAGAGCTTTAAATTATCAGTAACAATATTCGGGCCCCATATAGTTGCCATTATAGTCCGTACCTTCCCTTGTGTGCGTTATAATTTTGTAGTACTTCAGCTGCTGATAATGCTCTATTATAAAGCTTTACACTAGATATTAAACCATCATGATATTCAGATGGGCCCCAAGATCCGCCAATAGTTATATCTCTACTAGTACTGCGAATATCCCCTGAAAAAGATATTGTCTTGACAAGAGCACTATTTTCATACATTTTAATGTTAATACCATCAAACGTCATAAGAAGATGATACCATATATTCGCAGTAAGTGTATTAGGTGAAGATTGCGTTGTTCCTATACCATTACTAGGCCACATTTCCATTCTAAACTTACTGTCATAAATACCCATTTCCCATAATCTATTTGCTGAATTAGAATATGAATCTTTTTGAAACAACCTTCCAGCTCCACTTTCCCAATTCATCCATACTTCGGCTGTTAATTCTGAAGTAAGTTCTACGCTGCTTGAACTAGGTACAGTTATTTCATTACCATTACTGCTACCATTAAAACTAAAATCATTGACAAGTGTGCCTGGAACTTTTGTTGCACTATATGTTAAAGATGTCAAATCTGCATGATTGTTATTCCCACTTAAATCACGCCAGCCATCAGTGGCACTACGAGTGGTGGTAGTACCATTATCATTAGATTTTATGTATTTTGTGGCATGTGGATTTGCTTCCATTTGTGGGGCGCATAACCATAATTTTCCCGTCATTCCTAACCAATGAAAACTTAAACTGTCTGATTGTGCAGCACTCGCACTTGTAAAATTCCATTCTAAACGCTTCCATCCATCACTCGCTGTTACAGTTAGAGAATTACTCCAATATCTCGATACCCCATCCCCTGCCTCAGTATTATCAGCAGTATAACTATTCACACTTACATTACTAGTAACATTTGTTTTAACATACAATGAAATGGAATATTGTATACTTTGGCCTTGCGGACAATAGTCACCATATGAGTACCAATAACCAGATCCATTTTGACTAGATGGATATCCTACATCATTAAACCCTACAACAGGAGAATCTATTCCATCTGGTGGGTCAATATCATTCCACACAATATTCGTATTATAATCTTTTGCCCAACCAGCATCCAAACCAGTATAATATACAAGGTTAGTAGACGGCTCACCTTGATAACTTTCTTCATTGTACTTATCTAAAGATAACACTAATCCATCTGTAATAATATTCGGGCCACTATATACAGCCATATTTTATCTTTCCTTTATACTATTATTTATCATTCTCTTAATGCACTCCAAGAAACAGGAAATTCTTCTTTACCTATAGCATCAATTTTATCTGCTACAATCCTAGTTTCCTTTTGTGCATCTGGTTTACACCTCAGTCCACAAACTCTGGCAAATGCCATCAATGTGCCTGACCAATACCACTCTGTCATCATGCTTTGTGGTAATACCATCCGAGCCTGCTCTGGACAAATATTCAATTCTTTAATCAAATAATTATACTGCTTCTTGGCTGAATTGCATATATATTGATGACCAACAGAAGGATCATTCAATATATTATATTCATCTGAACTTTCCCATATTTCATCACTGCTACCTTGCTTTTTATTCTCAGCTGACAATCGCCATTCTTCTGGATGATAAAATTCTGGTTCACTATCAACATATCTCCTAGAAATTTCATTCCATACCAAGCCCACCTGATGTTTTACCAGTTGCCTGGCCACAAAAATCGGAGCTACTATATGAAATTGTAAGTTACAGTGGCCAAAAGGAGTCCAATGATTATGCCCAGCAAGATACTTAATAAGCTTTTCATCTTGTTTACTAAATTTAGTTTTCTTTTTACCAAAACTCACCCTCGCAGCATTGACCACTGTTAGATCAGTGCCCATTTTATCAATTAATGTTACATCCACTATTCATAATCCCTAAAAGTAGTAGCAAATGGAAATCTTGGTATACCATCTGGTGTCAAATTTGAAAATTGCACCGTAACCATTTTGCCTATATAATCATATTTATTATTAAGTAATTCTTTATACCACTTAAAATTACCTTTAATATTACTATTGAAAATTTTACCAGTTTCTTCATCCTTACATACTAAATGTTTGGCAGTACCAGTACGATTGCCACTGCCTTCATCTATATCAATAACTAAATATTCAGCATCTAAAAATTCTTTATACTTAAGCAACGATTTTGATCGTTTAGATTCATATCCTTTATTTAGGCGAATCATTGAACCTTCGTATCCATGACTGACATGAGTATTATACAACTGAGATATCATATCAGGTTTCCCACACCACCATGTCTGAATCTGACGGACACAATCAGGCCATAGTTCTGTTTCTTTAAGTTTATATATAAATTCAGCAGTTCTTTCATAATAAGGAATATCCATATCTTCAGGGCCATTTACCTGTGGTACATCATATACCCAATATAGAATTTTCTCCTTGGTTTCTTCTAATATATCCATCCAAGCTTTGCTCATATTAGCAGGCTTTTTCTTTCTGACTAGTGATATGATTTTATTGAAATCATCTTTGTAGTCATGATTGTACAATTCACCATCTAATATCAAATTAGGATATTTATCAAACAATGGAATCAAATCATCTAAAATCAATTTTAGTGTATCAAATTCTTTACCATTGCGGGAACGTGCTATAAGCTTATCATTTTCTTTTTGTACAATACATCTTATCCCATCCAATTTAGGCTGTACCATCAAAGGAAAATTATCTTTAACTAATTTTTCAGTATACTTTTCAGCTAACATTGGAGCAAAATGTGGTTTTTTATTATTTGCCTTTACTGCTTCTTCAATAGTGCCATAAAATCCTTCGGTTTTTCTAGCTATCCATTTTCTCATGGCTTCTTCTTCAGCCTGATCTTCAGCTGAAACATAATTTTTCTTGTCTACATTTTTTTCTACTGTTTTTGTAGCTTTGGATTTCATCACTTTATATTCATCGCCTACCATTCCAGCCTCAGTATAAAAAGATGCACCCTTTGTAGCCACTGTCCAATGCCTGATCTTTCCCTTAATATCTACTTTATATAAAGTAGGGAATTTCTTTTCCTTCAATTACAGAGTTCTCCTTTAATCCATTTTACTGTCAAATCATGATTATGATTAATAACTTCAATTTCCTGCTTTAATGATTTATTTTCTTTTTCTAATTCATCAACCCGAGCTCCATATTTAACAATTCTTTTCTCCAAAAGTTCTACGTATACTCGATTAGTTATGTCTACACTATCAGCCATAATAAAATCCCCACTATAAATGCTATTGGTACTACAACAAATACCAAAATAAATAAACTTAAAAATATATAAACACCTGACCAAACAAACTTTTTCATTTTGCTTAAAACAGCTTAAGCTGATTTGGATTTTCTCTTTCTTTCTCTGGATTAACCATAAATTCAACGTACCTACCTTTATGGATTACAAATATATCAGGCCAATGCATTGGCCCAATGTTTTCTTTGTAGCATTTAGCTAGATCTTTTTTAGCCATATTTTCATAATACTTATTTATTATATATTTAATCTGGCTTTCACGATCAATATAATCATAATGCTTGTCGGTCAACTGCTTAATCATCTTCTTGCGTTTAATCTTTTTCATAATAACACCTATATTATACCATATTCAGCTAGCCTTTGTCAAGGCTAATTTCATCCATTTCGTACCTGAAGCAATATTTATCAAATAAAGTTTTTTCAAATCTCTGACCTGCCATTAGCATTTCTTTAATCGTCATTTTCTTTCCTTGGATAATATTCTCGATTGCGCAATTGACGTTCCATATCTACATATTGATTCAATCTTCTACATAAGTAATCCCATCTATATTTCCAATAATCATAAGGATGATCATTGTACCTCTTAACCCATTCTTTCTTTTCGGCTACTATTTCTTTAATTTTCACAAGCTTATGTCTTGTATATACCATATAAATGCATTGTCCTTGTATTTTATACAAGGGATGCAAGTATTGTTATATACCTCGGCTTTACCATGATTGAACAACACAGAGTTCTTATTACTTACGTCAATCATACAGCCCCTCCTTTTCATCCTCATGCGGATGTATGCTAGTTTCAACCTAGCTTATAGTATCTAAAATATTTTACACCTTACTATAGGTGATATAAAAATCTATCGCACTCGATATAAATGCAATTTATTAATATTGTTAAAATTTTCTGGCAAACAATATTCAATCTTAGTATAGGGATCATGATAATGCTTATTCTTACATAATGCATGTGCATTATCAGGAATTAGTATATCATCACCATATGCTGTTTTTTCCACACTGTCCACTCTGACTTCTTTATTCTTCCAAATTAGTTTAGTAGATTCCATTCCATCTTCCGTCACCACTCCCCATGCCCAACCCTTGTCATATTCAGTTCCACAACTCACAGAGAGTAATAACAATACAGTTGAAGAACCTTGTAATAATGCTTTAATCAAACTTGCCATCACTGCCATTCTTCACTGAATTATAAATCATGGCCCCAGCCCAAATAAATCCAATTGCCCAAAATACACAAGCGCTTATAATTAAAATATCCATAATAAACCTTTCTTAATTCTTACCTACCCCTACGACTACGGCCACGGCCACCACGCTGACTGCGAAATTGCTCAATCATGCGTAGCCGCTCTTCTGGCGAGGCACTTTCAAATTGTCTCGCTCTTTCCTGCCATCTCTCTCTTTGAGCAGGCGACGCATTTCGTCGCCCATTTCTACCTGACGTTTGAGCTGTTCCACGATTTGAACGTTCAGGTTGACCACTTTGGCGTACCGTATCTTGAGTGCGTCCAGCTCGGCTTGAAGTTCTTTCACTAGAACCTCTAGCTCTTCCCTTTTCATTCCCCAAAAATTCAACTGCTTTTTGCTCATAAATATCTCCATTTTCCAATACCACTTTTCTATTGGTAATTTCTGTAACTACACTCCCTGCGAATTCTACTCCTTCTTTGATTACAGTTATTGCGCCACCCCGTACTGGTGAATTAGAACGTGACATATATGCCCAAGTTCCTGTTAATGCATCTTTTCCTACTACTTTTGTACCCAACAAATTCCATTTTGGAGTTCGATCAGGAGCTTTCCAGCCCAACGGTCGAAATAAATGGCCTTGTGCAACTACAGGTGCATAATGCTTTTCATCTGCTTCTGTCATTTCTGCCCCAACTGCAGGTGCAGTCGAAACTGTCAATGCTATTGTTAATGCTGCCAATTTACTTTTCATTCTTTATCCACCTCAAAAATTTTTTCCATAGTGTCAAATCTTTAATCAATACACGCTTTTTACCTCTATTCTTTAGCTTGATTTTAGTAGGCAAAGGTGCCTCTTGAATTTTTTGATCAAATGTTTTTTTACGTTGAAAACTCATGGCTGTACTTCTCCCTTTAATAGTCGCGCTCACTCCATTCCTTGAGTCTATCTAACAATTCATCTGAATAATCAGGGCTAAAAACACTAATCAATCCTAGTCCTGACATTGTAACAACTCCAACAATGGTGCCAAAAATTCCTGCTACAATAACTAATATTTGCATTTATAACCTCTTTAAGTTAGAATCCAAATTAGCTTGTGTAGAAGCTATGTCTAACTTTTTCTTGTCTAACTTTTGTCCAGAAATTTTCTTGTCTAACTTCTTGCCTAACTTTTGTCCAGAAATTTTCTTGTCTAACTTCTTGCCTAACTTTTGTCCAGATATTTTCTTGCCTAAAGTTCGTCTAGGTTTTCGTCTACTGCTGGCGTAGGTTTCACAATCCTGTATAATTTCTTCTAAGAACTTAGCATATTTATTCAATTGTCGCTTTCCAGCGAATGAATAGCCTTCTTTGAGTTGTCTACATTTTTTGTCAAACGATTCAAATAATTCATCCAAGTATTTTTGGTAGTGTTTTCCATATCTTTTAGCAATATTAACTCCAACACTATTGCCAGCTAAAAATTCTATCATGCTAAAATCACTGGAAAAATCTTCTAAAAAATCATCGATTTCGTGCTCAACTAAACCTAAAGTCAAATCGACTTTTGGGCCGTTGTCAACAATTTTTGCCCTAGTTTTATCCTTGGAATTATATTTTTCTATCAAACTATTAATAGTTTCTTGAATATTCCGATTGAAATATATCAAAGAACTATGCGGAATACTAAAACCTTGACTAAGTAAACTAGAAACAAATCCATCTGTGGCTACAAAATCAAAGTCTTGCTTTAAGTATTTATCATCACAAAGTTTGTTAGACTTTATATAATTGACAAATTCTTTTTTAGCAAATTTAGTTGTTCTATTTAGGTTAAACCAATTTAAAGATCTTATCAACCCCAATTCATCTAAATCAACTGCCCAATCTGGTTGCTTTACTATGGCCATATTACTGCTCTTTTTTCCCTACTAAATGCTTGATTAATATGTTTAAATTATTGTTGTCATCTTCCAAATCTTCATTTTCTTGCTGTAGTAAATCGATTTCAACTTTTAAATTTTCAACTTCGAGCTCTAGCTCTTCTATCTTTTCTTCTAATTCATTACACATTATCTCATATCCAGTACTGGTTTTGACTAAAACTTCAAACTGCTCTAGCCAAATATCCTTTTCTTTACCTGCTATTGTTTGCATATCGTTCCTTTGATCTAGCGATTATTTTTTCCTTATTTTTCAAATAATACTCTTTTTTATACTGAATTCTAGCTGGATCTTTTTCCTTAGCCAATACTTTTTGCTTATTCCTTTGATACCATTGTCGCTTATACTCTTTTCTGCTCTGTTTTTTATCCTGTTGCTCATTCTTTCTAAATGGATGTTGTATGTGAATTGACATTATTATTCCTTCCCTTTTTTCTGTGATTTCTTAAATTTCTGTACATGTTTTTGTAAACGAATTCTATTTTTTCTATTTCTAATTTTATTCTGCTTCATTTATGTAAGCTCCTGAGCTTTTTCAATTTCTAATAACTCTGCATCTGTTGGTTCATCTAATTCATCTAAAAATTCTGCTGTTGTCAACATATTTGATAACACAATTTCAACTCCAAAATCGTCATCAAAAAAGTTGACTAAAATTTCTTCAATACTTTTCATTTTCCCACCTTTGTAAAATTAATAATGCGGTTAAAGGTTCAACATGGTTTACAAAATTGTATACAATTTTAGATTCCAATTTTGTAGTTTCTTGTAAAATTGGAAGTAGACGCTTACAAAAAATTGTAAACACTTCTGTTTCCAAATCATCCATTAGGTCTATAAAATTAATCATCATGCTATGGCCTCAATGAATTTATTTAAGATTACTCTATTAGTAACTTTACCTTTGGTATGTTTTTTAAATGCTGTTGTCAACTTGGCTTTTGTCATATCGCCATCTGGACTGAATTTTTCACTACCTTCAATCTCCAGATGTTTTCCACCCCTTATCAGGAAAAACTGATCATATCCAAACTGTTCTACCATAATATATCCATCTTTTCTATAAACCTTAGTAGCCTCTTTAAGGTCAATCTGTCTGGTATCAATCTGAGTTTGGATTGCATATTTGAAATCACTATTATTGTTTACAATATAATAACCGATTACATTCACATCATGACAATCACCTACACTTTTCAATAATGCTTTTGTTAAATCATACTGACTATCAATACCATATTCTTTTTTAGTTATTGGGTCAACCACATATCCATTATTGTAATCATCTTGATTTTCTCTATGATACCATGGCGCACTATAGCGAATTCCAGCATTTCTGACATTACCATCTTTGGTACTATCCCAAATTAAATCACTAGAATTACTAGCCCCGTCTGTTAGGTATATTGCATTTACTTTTGAAATATTATTATCAGTCTTAAACTTTTTAATTATATCCCTACTTATCACAATAGCATCATTTAATGGTGTACCACTGAGTGCCCAATGATAAGGAAATCTTTGACTAGATCGCCAGCAATTGCTATTTGCTCCAATACTTGAACCAATACAATATAGATAATAGCTACATTTTTCATAATCTCTGCTGTTCATTTTACTTGACAATAAATTACGTAATTCAAAATCACTTATCAATAAATCACCATCTTGATAATCTCTATATTTTCTGTCAATATTATCAGACAGTGTTGAATCATTAAAACTATAGACTTCAAATGGAATACCAACTTTTTTACAAAACAAAGTTAGATTCAATAGTTGTTTAATAGTTTCAAAAATACTATTGCTAAATGATCCGCTCCAATCCAGAAATAATATCAAGCCATGATTCTTTCCGCCGGGTATTTCAGTTATGGATGAAAAGATATCTTCAGTATACCTGTAGCTGTGAAGTTTATTAACGTCTATTCGACCTGTCTTAGAAACTTTAGCTCTTGACAGCTGTTCTGCGTTTTTCTTTAGTTCAAACTCTTTGACTAGGTAATTGACAGTTTTAGTAGAATCTTTGCGAAATGTCTTATACAATTCTTTATGATTAGTTTCAATTTCATCCATTTCAAAAAGAGTTTCTATATTTTGAACCCAATCTTCAACCGACCATGATGTATTACTATCACTGGATATATACACATCTTTATAATTAACAACATATCCTTTATTATTAAGATTTGGTATATTTAAATATTCAATTTCTTTGCGATCCTTGTCTACTAAATCCTCGCTATTTTCTTCAAAATTTTCTTGGGTTTCACTCTTTTCTGGTGTACCGCCATTAGCACCTTTTCTACCAGTTTTATTAGATTTTGTGTCACCATCTTTATCTGAATTTTTATCAGAATCGCCAGACTTATCACCATCTGAATCTTGATCTGTTTTTTGCCCCTGTTCTGAATCACCTTTCACTTGACCATCGATAGGATCGCCGTCGCCACCTTCGGAAGCATATTCCATATCATCTGGTAACTGAAAATCATTTCTATCGCCACCTGAAGCTTCATATACATCTCTGGTCAATTTTACAACTTGCTCAAAAGTTTCTGCATCTTCAATCTTTTCTACTAAAACTTTTTCATCAGCTGTAAATGGTACATCTATCAAATTTCCAATCTTAAAATATAGATTGATTCTATCAATAAATGAACATTCAGATACTTTTTTATCTGACAGTCCAAAAAAATCTTGGTCTACTAATTCTTGATAGCCAATACGAAAATTCTTACGTAATCCATTAAACTTTCGTTTGATTTTCTTTTCGATTCTAGCATCTTCAATTACATTCAAATAGGATTTTATAACAGTAGAGTGCTCTTTTGATATACTTTCACAAACATCTTTTAAATCCTGTTGCGGAGTAAAAAGTGCATGTCCTACTTCATGCCCTACCAACAAGTCATAGGTATCACTTGATATATTTTCCCATGTTGGAAGTATCAGCCGTCGATTCAAAATATCAAAAGCTGCTGTTGATACATTTTTATGTTCAACTATAAGATTCTCAGTAGCTAACAATTTTGCTAGATTATTTTTTGAAAGTTTATTAACTGTCATGTTTATCCTTGTATCTGATTTTTCCTGTATAATTTTCTACGATTGTAATCTTCAATTGTTCAGAATGGTTGTTGTTCTTCTGAAGTTTCTTCCAAATCACCATCTATTTTTTCATATAATTCTTTGAAAGAAATTTTGGTTTCTTCATCAAATCTTGCGATACACAAATTAATAGATTTTATTCTATCTTTGAAAATTGCAAATGCTTTAGCGATATGTACTAAACGCCGTGTTGATATAATTTCATCAATACCACCATCAAAATAGGTCTTACGGATAATATCAGCCCAACGTACCAATTTATCACCAAATTCTTGCGATTCCTTTTCATCAACTTCTGCACTTTCAAATACACCTTTGACTATTCTTAATTCTACAGTATTTTTAGGATATTCCTGCTCAAGTGTAATGGCGAATCTTTCTAAAAATGCTTCATTTAAGATGTTTGTACCAATGAAAGCCCCACTATCACTGCCTTTACCTTTAGTATTAGCTGTAGCTACTACTGTAAATCCAGCAGCTGGTTTGACCCATTGATTGATTTTTTTCAGGTATACACCCTTGCCCTCAAGCACTGGTTGTAAACATAAAATTTTATTTGAAGCTAAATCTACTTCATCTAATAATAGTACAGCTCCACGTTCCATCGCATCTACTACCGGCCCTTTATGGAATACTGTTTCACCATTAACTAGTCTAAAACCGCCCAATAGATCATCTTCGTCTGTTTCAACTGTTATATTTACTCTGACACATTCTTTGTTCAATTTAGCACATACTTGCTCAACCATGTATGTTTTTCCATTGCCAGAAAGTCCAGTGATAAAAATGGGATAGAATACACCAGATTTAATGATACTAGATAAATCTTTATGATGGCCCCACGGCACATAACTTTCTTCAACTTCTGGTATAAAGCTAATTTCTTTAGCTACTATACTTTCAGCTGAAATCTCGCTAGCCACAGATGGTGTACCTTTAACTGCAGTTTGAGATATTTCAGGTAAATTCACTTTTTGGTTCATTTCATCACCATCAACAGGTAATCTGAATTGACCTCTTTTAACTCTATAGTTATCAGTGAACCAACGGAAGCTTTTTAGTGGTAATTCAGTTTTTAGGTCAACTAATGCGTTGTCTAATTCTGCTTTTGTGATGATAACTTTGCCAAGATGGCCGTGAAGTAATTCAACTGATTTTGCTCTTTTTTCTGCACTTGTCATTATATATGTCCTTGTTATTGGAGTGATATTGGAATTCCTAATGATGTGGTAATATTATTATCATCATCATGATATTCTAATCTTTCTACACTATCGTTGAGTATCAAAATGTCAAATTCAACGTCAACATCTTTACCATGAATGGTAGCTAATTCCTGTAAATCTTCGATTAGGTCTGATAATTTCATATCTGTTTCTTTTTTCCTTAATTGTCTAATAGT